CTGAAACATTAGCACTTGTAATATTAGCAACAAGTGTACCGACCATAAAGCTTGGATCAGTTGTATCAATTACGTTTGTTGTATTAGGTTCTGGTGTGTATTGTGTGAATGCATAGAAAGTATTAGATCCATGCTTTCTGAAAATACCAGCATGTCTTTGTGTTGCACCATCATAATAATTGCCTGCAAAACCGATATCAACTAGGTCTGATGAATAGTTGTTTTCACCAAGATAAATTAATGGATCATTTACTTGTAGTGTTGATACATTAATTAATGTTGTATTACCAGTAATTGTTAAGTTACCGCTAACAGAAAGGTTACCTGTTATTGTTTGATTTCCTGTGGTACGAATAACTGTATTATCAACATCTAGGACAAATGTATTATTGGCATCATAAACAGTTGATGTGATACCAGAACCACCTTTTAATGTCAATGTATCTGTAGCTAATGATAAAGATCCTGATACTGTTGAGTTAGCAATATTAAGAGTTGTTGGTATTGATATTGCAACATTGGATGCTGATGTTACTCTACCTTTTGCATCTACTGTAATTGATGGAACTTGAGATGCACTACCATATGACCCTGCTGTGACACCAGAATTTGAAAGAGTTAATGGAATATTAGCATCAGCAGATCCATCAACTGAAACAGTTCCGGTTGCATCACCAGAAACACCTATAGTTCTTGCTGTAGTCCATTGCAATGCATCATTAGCAGTTCCGTATAATCTACCAGAAAATGCGCCATTAGCATCGCGTTTTACGATAGCAGAAGCAGTATTTGAATTGGTAGCAGCATCAATAAGTGCTGTATAATATGAACCACCAACAGCTATTGGACCGCCATTAGTGCGTCCAATAAACAATTTACCTGAAGTATTAGAGTATGCTGGTTCAGCAACATTAAGTGTGACTGGTGTTGATGTTACTTCAGACCATTTTAATTGAATTACGGTATTTGCCATTTTTTATCCTTAGAATGAACCACCATTAACATTATCAACAGTCACTAAACCTTGACCTGTACGTGGTTGAAATTTTCCTGTATCCGCATTATACATCAATATATCATGATCATTAGGTGTTCCAATTGTTACATCAGTTAAATCATGGAGTGCAACATTAGGTTTTGCAACTGTTGATACTGTTGCTAAAACACCTCCAGATTGTTTTAATGATACTGTTTGAGTAACAGGATTGTTAATTACCACATTCATTATTTGGTAACTCCGGGTGTTACTGTTACAATACCTTCAATAACTCTAGTTACTACATTGGTAGGACTTGTAGTTGTCAGATCAAACACATATCTTCCTGGACGGAGATTTGCTGTATTTGCAGCAGACATTCCGATTGTTATTTCACCATCATATGCATCTGTAATTATAACGTCAAAATCATATGCGGTTGATGAATAATAAGATTTTCTCATTTGTGAATTAGCGTAATAATTAGCTAAATTCTGAGGAGAACCGTCAGCACCATTAATGTTAATTACTGTATTATAGGTTGCTGCTTGTTCTCATTATACATCAATATATCATGATGTTACCATTAGCACCTGCAATACCCATAATAATTGATGAATTGCTTACAGGACCAAACATATAAGCTTTTGCTGTAAATGTAAGAGTCCAAGTAATTAAACGAGGTGTCAAGAAACTATCTTCATACTCAATATCTTGATTTACTGTTTCAAGAATGATTGGCATGTCATATGTTCTTCCCATTTCTGGCACAAAATTGACAGTCATTGTATAATCTGGCACAAAATAAGGAAGAATTTGTTCTATAATCTGTGTGCCATCTTCATGATTTCTTACATATAATGATAGACTGAATTCTATATTATATGGAACTGGTGCATATTGAGTTTTGATTGTACCTGCTGTAGAAGTTCCAACAAAGTTCATCATTGTGGACTGTTGTTTTCTAGAACTATCATATGAAATATTAGTCAATTCAAATGACATTCTAGGAACTGTTATCGCAACAGATTTTGTCAATGTTGGATCTTGTGTAATTCTTTGTATATACTTTTCTTTTGGTCCATAATTCAAAGGAACTTTAAATCGTTCTTTTGTGGTACTACCATCTTTAGTATATCTGACAACAGTAATATTATTAAATAATGTACCAAATGCAACGATACATTTTCTCAATACTCTGTGATAAAAGTGGGTTCCAAACATTATGGCATTCCAAATGGATTATGTTCTGTAAAGTCTAGGATTTGATCACCTTCTGTTTGAAGTTGTGCATTATCTGACATATCTTCAAACATATTATCCATAGGTGTCTGATCATCTGTAGATGTTAGAATCCAATGTGCATTACTTGTATTTCCTATTACAACATTACCATTAGCAAAAGTTCCGTTAACTTTGATAACGCCTAATGTTCTTGTTTGTAGATTCCATGATACTACTTCTGCAAAAGCTGTTGCAGTATTCAGGCTGGTACCTTGATAAACTGTTTCATTATTAGCAGCATCAAATTTACCAGTACCGCCTAATGTAAGGATAAGATCGGTAACTTGATAATTTCCTTTAATTTGATTATCAATTTCTTGAATACCTGTTTGTATAATTTCTTGTGAGAATACGAATTGTTTTAGTTTAAGCATATAGAGATATACATTGGCATCACGACCGCGACCTAATGTATAGAACATTGCTGTAGGGTTTTCGTTTTCTACGAAAGTAATTTCAAAGAAGTTTTGTACTAATGGAACATAAACCAGATCACCTTCTCTTGCTCTAATTAAACCTGGCTGAATAATTATTTCTAATTATTCATGCCAGGTTGATTTAATTTGTCAAGATTAATACTGACAATCTGACCTTGTGGATCCAGTGTGAAAGCTTCCGTAACAATTTCTGTAATAGCTTGATCACATTCTGGATGTAAAGACATTTCACGATATCTGGTAATAAGCTCAATCTCATTTCTGACTGAACCTTCCAGATCAACATAAGTGCCATAATAAGCACCTTGTGTGATGGTAATAGCACCATCTTCTATTGCTGGTTGTGGAAGCGAAAATACAGGTTGCTCAGGTGGAGTCACCTGAGTTAAATCTTTTTTACCTAAACTAAACCCGAAAAGTTTGAATGCCATTGGTTTTATTCCATTATAAAATCATAAAAGAGGGGAAAATCCCCTCTTCTATTTAAACAACACCAGTTTCAACGGATTCCCACCATTGATATGATAATGTCACACTAAATTCTTCAATTGTATCATTTGAACCCCAATCAACATCAATTGGTGCTACATCTGTTGGAAATACTCCAATAAACTTATATTTCTTTAGAGTATCACCTTTCTTGCCGTATTGACGAACTTCGCTATCAACAGTATAAGCACCTGGATTGAATGCAAGCGGATTACGCACGTTAAGACTATGACTATTTAATCCATTCATCCAACGCTCAAAAGAGTTACGGATCTGGAAATCTTCATCATTGATAACGGTTACTGTCCAATCAGCAAAAGTTCTATTTCCTACAAACTTTAGTTCACGACCAAAATATTGAACAGGCACAACACCTACTGTGGATCCAGGTAGTTGTGCTGTTCTGCACATAAATGTCATTTTTTGTGACGCATTTCCAGGTGCTGCAAAGTTAGGAAATGGCATAACAACTTCAAATAGATTTGGTCTTGCACCATCGCCCTGCATTTGAGAGCGGAATTCATTTACATTGAAAGCCATATTGGTTCTCCCTCTCTCTATTTATTAAAACTTACCAACAATTTCATCAAAACTTACACCTGTACGAACGGCTACAAAGTTAAGTTGAATGAAATTGATTGAACGTGCAGGTTTGATATAGATATCGCCAACAAATTGATTTGCATCAATAACTTGTGATGTATTATTTGTTGTATCGCAAACAACACGATAATCATAGATACCACGACGACCTTTTACATCGCGTAGGAATGGTTCCACAATAGAAACAAACTGTGCGCGAGTGAAATCATCATTGAATTCAAATAATGATGAACGTGCTGCTCTTGCAATAGATTGTTCAAGAACAATGAATAGACGGCGAACATTAATTCTATCAAATGCGCTTGGACGACTCAACATTGTCTTATCACCATAAAGAAGAGTACCTTCTCCTGGGAATGTAACAACTGGATTTACACCATTCTTGTAAAGTGTATCACGATCAGACTTTGTTGGATTCCATGCTAATTTAACAACATTAAGAATCTGACCTCTGTTGAAACCAGCTGGTGAGAACCATGGATCACGTTGTAAATCTGTACGAACGCATAGTCCTGCAACATCACCGTTTAGAGGTATCCAACGATATACGTCATTATACTTGTCATATTGATACTTCCATCCGCAATCCATTACTGCGTATGAAGATGATGTTAGCGCATTTCTAGTAGCTACAACGCTTGTTGCTTCATTACCTGCATTATTAACAACATCTGTTTGTTGTGGTGAAACAAAGACCATAACATCTTTTCTTGATTCGGCAATAGCAATTACATAATTTACTATTGTTGAATTATCTGTCTTTTGACCCATCATTAGAAGCGAAGCATCGCTAGAATCTGCGTTATTGAATTGATCCCATGATGTTTGATAGTTACCAGCGGTTGTTGCTG